AAGCGTGCTATAAATATGTGTGGATGCCTTCGGGGTCCACACAATCAAATCTCGCTTTTTAAGGAGAAGTAAAATGACTAACCTCATGAAGTTTCATAGTGCCGATTTGCCAGCACTGATAGAACGTATAAATAAGTACAGTATTGGAATGGAAGATTACTTTGATCGTCTTGGGACGCTGCATGAGACGACAACTAATTATCCACCATACAATCTAATTCAAGTTAGCAACGTAGAATCCAGGCTTGAGTTAGCACTCGCAGGATTTAGGAAAAAGGAAGTCAATGTCTACACACAAGACGGTAAACTCTTTGTCGAAGGACAAAAAGAGGATAAAGAAACCGATACAACTTACGTCCACAGAGGAGTGGCTCAGAGATCTTTCACCAGATCTTGGACCCTCTCAGATGAAACGGAAATTAGATCAGTTGTATTTGAGGATGGGTTACTGAGCATCACACTTGGTAAAATTGTTCCAGATCATCACAAAAGAAAGGATTGGTTTTAAATCCTGACAAATTTTTGCTGCAACGGATACAGAAATGTATCGTAGTGATACAGTATAATATAGATAGTTATGTACAATTAGGAGGACGACTTATGAATCTGACAGCCGCCACTCTTTTCATTGGAACCACAATGACTCTTTTTAGCAGTTGGACCATCGGCAGTCTACTACTCTAATGGTCCCCCCACAGCAGAAATTTTTCTAACAACTCCATAAATAAAACTGAATATCGTCGCCGCAGAGGGGCAACTGGCACAATCCAGTTGACGCCCCTCTTTTTTATTGGTATAATGATTGGAGGAAAACAACGACTATGAGCATCAAACTTGCGGTCCTACAGACCGGTGATCAAATCATCGCTGACATGAGAGAACTCATGGATGGTGAGAAATCCGTAGCATATCTGTTTAAGAAACCTCAGAAGATTGTAATCAACTCTCCTTTGTTGGTGGAAGATGATGCAGAGACTGCTGCTATTGAAGTTTCTCTTTCCAGTTGGATTCTTCTCACGGATGAAGATGAGATTATGATTCCCCTAAATCAAGTTGTAACTCTTGTCGAACCTGTCGAGAGTGTAGTTAAAATGTATCTGGAGAAAATGAGTTATGGACAAAACGATCAAAGTGATCCTACTGACTAACAGTGAAAGGTTGATTAGTGAGATTACAGAAGTTGGTGCCGATGTCGGAGAACCAGACTGTAGACTGACGAAACCTTATGAAATCTGGGCAGAGCACAACCTGTGTGCCTGGATGTCAACTGACACAGATCAGGACACATTCATGATTAGTTCTGATAAAATTATTACTATTGCGGATCCCAAACAGGATCTACTTGAAAAATACCTGGAAAAGACTGAGTAATGCGATTCTACACCAACGTTCAAATGGTCGGGGACAACTTCCTGGTTCGTGGTTATGATAATGGACAACATTTCATGACCAGAGAGAAGTTCTACCCGACTCTTTTTGTGCCTACGAGTAAGAAGACGAAATATAAAACACTCACTGGAGACAACGTTGACTCTGTAAAACCAGGTACAGTTCGTGAGTGTAGAGAGTTTGTCAAGAAGTATGATGGTGTAGAGAACTTCAAGATCTTTGGAAACACTGGATACATCTATCAGTATATCTCTGACATGTATTCTGAAGATGAGATCAAGTTTGATATCAGTAAGATCAAGCTGTCTACCCTTGATATTGAGGTTAAGTCTGAGAATGGATTCCCTGATGTTGAATCAGCGGCGGAAGAGATTCTTCTGATCACTATTCAAGACTATACCACCAAACAGATTCGCACTTGGGGTCAAGGACCATTCAATAACAAGCAGCAGAATGTCATCTACCGTCAGTTTGATTCTGAGTATGCACTCTTGAATGACTTCATCAACTGGTGGATGATTGAGGACAATACTCCTGAAGTTCTGACTGGTTGGAATATTGAACTGTATGATATTCCATATCTCTCACGTCGCCTTGAGCGTGTTCTGGGTGAGAAGTTGATGAAGCGACTTTCGCCTTGGGGACTTGTTACTGAAGATGAAATTTACATTGCAGGACGTAAACATATTTCCTATGATGTGGGCGGTATCACTCAACTTGATTATCTGAACCTCTACAAAAAGTTCACCTATACCAACCAAGAGTCCTATCGTCTGGACTATATTGCAAGTGTTGAACTGGGTCAGAAGAAGTTGGACCACAGTGAGTTTGATACATTCAAAGACTTCTACACTCATGGGTGGCAGAAGTTCGTCGAATACAACATCATTGACGTGGAACTTGTTGACCGTTTGGAAGACAAGATGAAACTGATTGAACTTGCTATTACGATGGCATATGACGCAAAGGTTAATTATGCCGATGTGTTCTATCAAGTTCGTATGTGGGATACGATCATTTATAACTATCTAAAGAAGAGGAATATTGTTATTCCTCCTAAGGAGCGTTCGGACAAAGATTCCAAATACGCAGGTGCTTATGTTAAAGAACCGATTCCGGGAAAGTATGATTGGGTGGTTAGTTTTGACCTTAATAGTCTGTATCCCCATCTTATTATGCAGTACAATATCTCGCCAGAGACACTCCAAGATACCCGACATCCATCGGCTACCGTTGATAAGATACTTAACGAGGAACTGACTTTTGAGATGTATAAGGACAATGCGGTATGTGCCAATGGTGCCATGTATCGTAAGGACGTTCGTGGATTCTTGCCAGAGTTGATGGAATTGATCTACGATGAACGAAAGATCTATAAGAAGAAGATGCTCGCTGCCAAACAGGCATATGAGAAAACTCCTACCAAAAAACTGGAAAAAGAGATCGCCAGATGTAACAACATTCAGATGGCGCGTAAGATTCAACTTAATAGTGCTTATGGTGCTATTGGGAATCAGTATTTCAGGTATTACAAGCTTGCCAATGCGGAGGCGATTACCCTTTCTGGTCAGGTCTCAATCCGTTGGATCGAGAACCGTATGAACGGATACCTAAATAAACTGCTCCAAACAGAAAGTGTCGATTATGTCATCGCATCTGACACTGACTCAATCTATCTTAATCTCGGACCTCTTGTTGATAAATTTCTTAGTAGTAGGTCTGGCGATAAAACAAAAGTTGTTGAGTTACTGGATAAGGTCTGCCAAGACAAGTTGGAACCATTCATCGAACGATCTTATTCGGAACTTGCGGATTACGTTCAGGCATATGAACAAAAAATGATCATGAAGCGTGAGAACATCGCTGAACGTGGCATCTGGACTGCGAAGAAGCGATACATTCTCAACGTGTGGAACAGTGAAGGTGTTCAGTATTCTGAACCCAAACTCAAGGTGATGGGTATTGAAGCAGTCAAATCATCCACACCTGCACCTTGTCGGCAGATGATTAAGGATGGTCTGAAGTTGATGATGAATGGCACCGAAGAGGATGTCATTGAGTTTATTGATAAGTGTCGTGTTGAATTTAAGGCACTGCCCCCAGAGCAGATTGCCTTCCCACGAACTGTGTCTGATGTTCGTAAATACCACTCTCACTCCAGTATTTACAGCAAAGGAACACCTATCCATGCTCGTGGTGCTCTTTTGTTTAACCATTATATCAAGGATAAGAAACTGACTAATAAATATTCACTTATTGCTAATGGGGAGAAAATCAAGTTTCTCTACCTGAAAAAACCGAACATCATTCAAGAGAATGTAATTTCGTTCATCCAAGATTTTCCACATGAATTGGGTCTTGACAAGTACATTGACTATGACCTACAATTTGAGAAGAGTTTCGTGGAACCGCTTAAGGCAATCTTGGATGCGATTGGATGGAACGTTGAAAAAACTGTAAACCTAGAACTATTTTTTGCCTGATGGATTTGCCTATTAACGATAAGGAACTTAGCACTATTGTGAGTGCTCTTCGTATTGGAGGAGACGCTGCTCTCTACCAAAAATTGAATACTATTAAACAGATCCGTGAGGAAAATCCTGGCGGACCTTATAAGAAAATTGCCCGCGAACAGTTTGGATTTGTATTGTAATGGATTTTTTGAAGGACATTGTAAAAGAGATTGGTGATGACTACACCAAACTTGCAGCAGACATCGACGACACAGAACAGTATGTTGACACAGGTTCGTACATTTTTAACGCACTTGTTTCAGGCAGTATTTTTGGCGGTGTATCTAGCAATAAGATTACTGCCATTGCTGGCGAGTCTAGTACTGGAAAAACTTTTTTTAGCCTCGCAGTGGTTAAGAATTTTCTGGAGTCTAATCCTGACGGATATTGTCTGTATTTTGATACTGAGGCAGCTGTCAATAAATCACTCCTCGCAAGTCGTGGGATAGATCTGAATCGTGTCGTTGTTGTCAATGTGGTCACCGTTGAAGAGTTCCGTAGCAAAGCACTCAAAGCGGTAGACATTTATTTGAAAAAGGCAACAGAAGATCGCAAACCATGTATGTTTGTGTTAGACTCTCTTGGGATGCTTTCCACTGAGAAAGAGATCACTGATACGCTCAACGACAAAATGGTTCGGGACATGACTAAATCCCAACTCATCAAAGGTGCGTTCAGGATGCTCACTCTTAAGTTGGGTCAAGCAAACATCCCTATGATCGTTACTAATCACACTTATGATGTCATCGGTGCTTATGTCCCAACTAAGGAAATGGGTGGAGGTTCTGGACTCAAGTACGCCGCCTCTACTATCATCCACCTGTCTAAGAAGAAAGAAAAGGATGGAACTGAGATCGTTGGAAATCTTATCAAGGCAAAGACTGCTAAGTCGCGTTTAAGCAAGGAGAACCAAGATGTTACAGTGCGTCTGTATTACGATGAGCGTGGTCTTGATCGATATTATGGTCTTCTTGAACTTGGTGAGATTGGCGGACTTTGGAAAAACGTTGCTGGTCGATATGAGATAGACGGCAAGAAGGTATATGCGAAAGCAATCCTTAAAGATCCTGACACATATTTCACCCCAGAGGTGATGGAAAAACTTGACACGATTGCAAAGCAAACCTATTCTTATGGAACGAATTGAGACTACTATCCTCCGTAACCTTGTATTTAATGAAGAGTATTCTCGCAAAGTAATCCCCTTTATCCAGAAAACATATTTTGACCAACGAACTGAGTCTATTATCTTTGAGGAGATTACTCAGTTCATTGTCAAATACAGCACTGCAATCACTCCAGAGGCACTCAGTATCGAAACTGAGAACCGTACAGATCTATCAGAGACTGAAGTAAGAGAGGTTCGTGAAATCATTGGTGGTCTCAGTGATGCACCAGTGGAACCTCAGTGGTTGCTTGACACTACTGAGAAGTGGTGTCGTGATCGTGCCATTTACTTGGCACTGATGGAGTCTATTGGCATTGCTGATGGGCAGGATGAAAAGAAGAACCGTGATGCCATTCCTTCTATCTTGTCGGATGCACTCGCGGTTTCTTTTGATAATCACATTGGACATGATTATCTTCAGGATTACGAAGAGAGATATGAGTCATATCATCGAGTAGAAAATAAGATACCTTTTGATCTTGAGTTCTTCGACAAGATTACGAAGGGTGGTCTTCCTAACAAGACTCTCAACATTGCACTTGCTGGCACTGGTGTTGGTAAGTCCTTGTTTATGTGTCACTTCGCAAGTTCAGTTCTACTTCAGGGTAAGAATGTTCTTTACATCACCTGTGAGATGGCGGAAGAGAAGATTGCAGAACGTATTGATGCTAACCTTCTGAATGTTCCTATTCAGGACATTACTGACCTTCCAAGACCCATGTTTGAGAGTAAGGTGACAAACCTTGCCAAAAAGACACAAGGTCAGCTAATTATTAAGGAGTACCCTACTGCCAGCGCACACAGTGGACACTTTAAAGCACTTCTTAACGAACTTGCACTTAAGAAGTCATTTAGACCTGATATTATTTTCATTGATTACCTTAATATATGTGCTTCCAGCAGGTATCGCCAAGGCGGCTCTATCAATTCATATAGCTATATTAAGTCTATTGCAGAGGAGCTTAGAGGGTTGGCTGTCGAAGCCGAGGTCCCTATCGTATCTGCCACCCAGACCACTCGTTCTGGTTATGGTAGCTCTGACGTTGACCTTACTGACACTAGTGAGTCCTTTGGTCTCCCTGCTACTGCTGATCTTATGTTTGCCCTTATTAGCACTGAGGAACTTGAACAACTTGGTCAGATAATGGTGAAGCAATTGAAGAATCGTTATAATGACTTGTCAGTCTTCAAGCGTTTCGTTGTTGGTATTGATCGTGCCAAAATGAGACTGTATGATTGTGAGCAATCTGCACAGGACAATATACTTGACTCTGGACAAGAAGAGGAGTATAATTACGAAGATGATAAACCTAAAAAATCTTTTGAGGGATTTAAATTCTAATGACTAAGCGTATTAACTTTGAGCGATATGAACACTTTGTTGACGCAGTAACCAGCGATGCTTCTAAAGATTTTGTTTCGCTTGCTGACCGTCTTGTTGAGCTTGATGGAAAGGGTGTCAATATTGAGCGTCTTCTTACTGCTGGCGTTGGGATTAACGCTGAAGGTGGTGAGTTCCTTGAAATCATTAAGAAGATGGTTTTTCAAGGTAAGCCTTGGAACGACGATAATCGAGAACATCTCATTATTGAGTTGGGTGATCTGCTCTGGTACGTAGCACAAGCAACTCAGGCATTGGACATTTCTTTTGAAGAAGTGATCGAAACCAATATCAAAAAACTTGAGCGTCGTTATCCTGGCGGTGAGTTTGACATTTACTATTCTGAAAATCGTGCGGAGGGAGACCGGTGAAAGATTTCAAAATCCCCTTTGCTATCGTATCTTTCCTGCTGGTTCAAGGTGCGGGTGCTGTCTGGTGGTCCTCACAAATAGACGGACGAGTCAAAACTCTAGAAGAGCAGAGTCTAAATATTGCGAAAGAAAATCGTAGGTACATTGAGCAAGTAATTCAACCATCCTACGGAATCAGCAGTGCCTGGAAAAATCAATACCACGATGAGTGGGTTCTGAAAGGAGGATGGAAATGAACATTGAAATGACACCTGAACAAGCAAACGCTGTACGTTATGCATTGTTCTTGCACACGAAAGATGACTCTGTGGAGTTCCCATCTGCTCGTGTTAAACTTCTTAGAGAAGTCATCGAAACCTTAGATAAAACTATTGAGGACTAGATTTATGAAAACTTTATCAGTTGAAGATTACAAAAGGGCAGGCGAAGAGTTTTGGCCTAAGTATTGGTACATCTCCAAAGAACTTGGTGAGGATGCAAAAGTTGAAGACATTCTGAAGGTCATGGAAACCATTGGTGGTATCGCACTCAAGCAACAACTTGAAGATAAACTCACTGGTCCATTTGGATTCAATAAGAAGTCTAAAGAGAAAAACGAAGATGGGGCAACCATTATCGACTCTGCTGCAGATGCACCTCCCGGAACTGTGGCAGTAAAAGAAAACGGACAATGGGCAGCGTATGAACTCTGAGACTGATACAAAGAAAACCACTCTGTCCACCTCTTTTGGTGGAACAGTAGAAAAAGATATTCCTGAAAATGTTGAGTGGATTGATGATGCATTCTATATTAAGAAGACTCGTTTCGGTCTTTTTACTAGCATCTTGAAAAATCCATTGGGTCAACATTTTATTACTGGTGCTACTGAGGATGGTGTAATTATTATGTCTCGTTGGCATTTGATGTGTCTTCAAGAAGGAACTCTTGATGACTACAGCAAAGTTATTAACAGTGGCGTCGTTGGAGGTAAACTCTGACGCCTTTTTTGGGGGATTAGCTCAATTGGTAGAGCACCTGCTTTGCAAGCAGGGGGTTAGCGGTTCGAGTCCGCTATTCTCCATTCTAAATACTCTTATACAGAAAACGTAGATAGAGATGAAGTCGTTTGGAAATTTTTCTCTCATTTGTGAGAAGTTAAATAAAACCCACGATGAAGATTCCCAAAGCAAACTTTGGAATTATTTTATTGCCAATTCAAAGAATACAAAGGTTAGGGATTTGATTCTTGATGGTGAGATTGAAAAGGCAGAGGAGGAAATAAAAAAGGAAGTTGAGAAAGCGAAGGGAGATTCTGAGCACCCACTAAACTTTAAAAATGCTGGTGATGAAGAGTTTGCCAAAGCAACTGGAAGACAATCATCTGATGAGGAACCCTACAATAATTTTCTAGATGATTCTGTCAGTGGTTTGATCGCACTTGCAGGTCAGAAGAAGTTAAGGAGTGCTGTTGAAAAGGGACTTCCCACTAGAGTTACTGGTAGTGGGCAGGAGAATCTATCAAAGAAATATAAGTCTGTTGGTGCAACTGACAAAACTCCTAAGGGTGATGTGGAAGTTTATGATCCAGACAATCCCAAATACAGAGTTGGTATCAGTATGAAGAAGGGTGTTGGTGCTCAGTTGGCATCAGCAGAAGGTGGTGAACTGAAGGGGATGTATAGTGTTGCCGCTAGAAATTACGTTAAAAGATTTCACTCTGATAAGTCTAAGGAAGAGAGAAAGAAAATAGAAAAGGAGATCATGAATGATGTTGAGAGAGTATCTGCAATCAACAGACTTCAGAAAACTTCTGGTGAGGCACCAGAACCTGATAAGCAAAAAGGAAAACTGAGAGATTCTGGTCAGGGTATTCTGGACAAACTTCATGATAAGTATCCACAATTGACTAGATCAGTATCGCAGGTCGCAACTTCTGGAAAAGGTAAGTTTGAAACTGGTAAAGGAACTGCCGGAGTTGTCCTTACCGGAAAAAATAAAGATAAAGAAGCAACTGCCTCAGCATCTGAACTTCAGAGATCTGAGAGACCTCGTAATGCAAAACCGAAAGGAAGAGGTAGACCTGGTAATGTCAAGATTGACTATAAACCTTTAATGAACTCCAAAGGTCAAGAAGTCAAGCGTCAACACGCTGCTACGTTCAGACAGAACAATCCAGATGATCCTGCCGTAGTTCACAACAAAAAGTCTGATGCATTGAAGCAAATGCAGGCGAGAGCAGCACAACAGCAACAACCTGAACCACAACAGAAAACTGAACCAACGCCTGCACCCACTCCAGAACCTCAGGCTCAGGAGAAACCAGTAGATACAAGACCACCATCAGAGAAGAAGAAAGAGAAGAAACAAGAACCCGTCACTGCGGAGCAGGAGTGAATTATGGCAAAAAAGATTGC